CCAGAGTTTCAGTTAAAGGCATCAAGTGAGCTACAAGTTTTTGTATAGCTTTAGATCTAGGAGACACTTGATTCTTTTCACTAAGCGGCATTTCTGAGAAAGTCTTCTCATGATGTTTTGGGCGGAAAATGCAATCCCATCCAAAAGATCTGTCACCTCTAGGAGATTCAATATAACCTTTTGTTTCACCAATAAACAAGTGAACTTTGTCATCTTCATTAGAGCAGTAAGCATATATACAAGTAGCTGTCGCTCTGTTGTCTTTACCTTTCAAACTTTCATAAAGACCATCAACGCCTAAAGATCCCATAACTGATTTAATATAAGGACCAGGATAACACCTAGGTTCGTAAACTTTAAATGACAAACTCACATCTTCAATAATCACTGGACCATTCACTTGTCGAGCGGCCTCTTTGCACTTAGCTATACACACTTCTTCAGGAGATCCCTGAATTTCAGTCAGGTCTACATTGAAACGATGCACAGGAATAGGACAATTATATAAAGATATAAATTCTTCATATTTCTTTGAATTACCAGTTATTAAAGTAATTTCTTTTACACGGGCAATTCTGCCTTCTCTCACAACTTTTCTACGTCTGGTAGATGTTGAGGAATCACCTTCTCTAACTACGCGTTTTCTTCTTGTTGAAGTAGAAGAATCACCTTCAAAGCCAAAACTATCACGTTTCCATTCGTTATACTTAGTCTGGCAGGGTGTTAATTTAGGTCTTTCAGAACTAATCAAAAATTCCTTAGGCAATAAATGAGAACTTAATAGTCTAGTTTTCTCTAATCTATCTACATTGAATTCCATAACATAAGGATTATAATTATCTAAATTCCTAATAGCAAAAGTATCAAAATGTTCAATAATTGTTTTCTTAGATTTAGCACATGTAGGACAAATAACATCAAACGAACAACCACATGATTTAGATTCTTGAGAAGCTTGATAAATATCTAAATGTTCGTTAATAAGAAATTCTTCAAAGAATCCTCTATATCTTTCATCAAACTCAAGATCATAAACATGAACACATTTTTGACACTTGCCATAACAACTACAAATAGTTTTAAGATGAGCAGTGCATAGTTTTTCTAAATTTTGACACTCTATTGTATGAGTAGAATAAATATATCCTGCTTGACATTTAGTATTACAATAATGTTTCCGAGCTAAATCAAAAACATCTTCAATATAATGAGTAGAACATGATATACAAGCATGATTATATAATCTAACTTTAGTTACAATAAAAGACACTACAAATAAAATACAAAAAGCTATTACTTGAACAGAAAAGAAAGTAACAAGCATTTGTAATACTTGAAAGCCACCAGGCATGTCATAAGGACTAATACCAAAAAGCCAAAATATAAATATAGAGATTTTTAAAGAACACTTAGAAATACTTTGACACA